AGTTCTGCGAAAAGGAGATGACGCTCACAGACGGCGGCGACGTCCACATGATGGATTCGTTCAAGTTGTGGGCCGAAGATCTCCTGGCTTGGTTCGTGTTCGTCGAACGTGAGGTCTGGGACAACGAACTTGGTCAGTTCGTAACCAAGACGATTAAGAAGCGTTTGCGCGATACGCAGTACCTGATCGTCGCTCGAGGTGGCGCCAAGTCGATGTACGTCACGTTCCTTCAGGCGTACTTCCTCACGGTCGACACTTCGACGACGCATCAGGTTACTGTGGCGCCGACGATGAAGCAGGCGGAGGAGGTCCTGGCTCCGATCAAGACGGCTATCACTCGGTCGTCAGGACCCCTCTTCAAGTTCCTCACCGATGGCTCGATCAACAACACTACCGGTTCCAAGGCCGGACGACAGAAGCTCTGCTCCACCAAGAAGGGCATCGAGAACTTCCTGACGAACTCGTTGCTCGAGATTCGTCCCATGAGCGTCGACAAGCTTCAGGGCTTGCGGACAAAGTACAACTCAGTGGACGAATGGCTCTCCGGCGAGACCAGAGAGAACGTCATCACCGCGTTGATGCAGGGCGCGCGCAAGTTCGAGGAGCCGATCCTCGTCGCCATCTCGTCGGAAGGAACCATCCGAAACGGCGTAGGCGATACCATCAAAATGGAACTGAATCTCATCCTTCGGGGCGAGATGATCCAACCCAACGTCTCCATCTTCCACTACAAGTTGGACGACGTTAAGGAAGTAGCCAATCCGGCGCTCTGGGTCAAGGCCCAGCCGAACATCGGCATCACCGTCTCGTACGAAACCTACGCTCAGGACGTAGAACGAGCCGAACAGCTCCCGGCGTCTCGCAACGAGATTCTGGCCAAGCGGTTCGGTATGCCGATGGAGGGCTACACCTACTTCTTCACCTACGAGGAAACTCTACCGACGTTCCACGACTACAAGCCGGGTCGATTCATGGGCCTGCCTTGTTCGTTGGGCATCGACCTGTCGCTTGGTGACGACTTCTGTGCCTTTACCTTCCTGTTCCCGCTTCCTCGAGGCGAGTTCGGAGTCAAGACACGCAGCTACATCACACGCAGGACACTTGAGATGCTTCCGGGCGCGAAGCGGATGAAGTACGAAGAGTTCATGGCCGAGGGAACCCTCATCATCTTCGAGGGCAACGTTCTCGACGACATGGACGTCTACGACGACATCTCTGCGCACTGGGAGTTGATGGAGTACGACATCAGAACGGTTGGTTTCGACCCGTACAACGCCAAGGCGTTCATGGAGCGTTACGAACGAAACTGGGGCCCCTATGGAATCGAGAAGGTCATCCAAGGTGCCCGTACAGAGTCGGTTCCGCTCGGTGAGCTGAAGATCCTTGCAGGCCTGAGGGCCTTGAAGTTCGATGAGAAGATCATGAGCTTCACTATGGGTAACGCTGTGACCTGGGAAGACACCAACGGAAACCGCAAGCTCGTCAAGCGTCGTACGGACGAGAAGATCGACAACGTGTCTGCGTTGATGGACGCATACGTGGGCTACAAGAACCAGATCGACTTCTTTGGCTAGGGAGGTGAGACAGTGGGTAGAGTTATTCGAGCGCTCAAGCACGGCTTCAATGCGTTCGCCTACGAGGACGAACACAAGTTGGGTCCGGAGTACTACGGCGGCATGTCGGGATCTCCTCGGCAGACGCGGACGAACTACCGGTTCCTCAACGACAAGTCCTTGATCGGGTCCATCTACAACCGCATGGCGCTGGACCTGAGTTCGGTGGAATTCTTCCACTGCAAGCTCGATGAGAACGACGTCGCGGTTGAGATCATTCGCGACGGACTGCACGATCGCATATCCTTGGACGCCAACATCGACCAGTCGGCGCAGGCCTTCAAGATCGACGCGGCCATGACGATGTTCGAGATCGGGCACTGCGCCTTGGTTCCGATCGACACGACGTTGGACCCGAACACCAGCACAAGCTACGATATTCAGTCGATGCGAGTCGGCCGAGTGGTCAACTGGCGGGCTCGACGTGTGACTGTTGAGGTCTATGATGACCGTGAGACGGATGGTAAGGGTAATCCGATCAACGGCGGCATCGTAAAGCAGCTCACCATGCCCAAGGACCAGGTCTGCATCATCGAGAACCCGTTCTACACCGTCATGAACGAGCCGTCTGGAACGCTCCAGCGACTCCTTCGCAAGCTGTCTCTCCTCGACGGGATGGACGAAGCGGCGGGTGCCGGAAAGCTGGATCTCATATTTCAGCTGCCCTACACCGTCCGCAGCGAGACGCGAAAGAAGCAGGCCGAGGAACGTAGAGCGGATCTTCGATCGCAGATGCGAGAGGACGAACTGGGCATCGGCTACATCGACGTGTCGGAGAAGGTTATTCAGCTGAACCGACCGATCGACAACAAGCTGCTGACTCAGATCGAGTTCTTGACTGCTCAGCTGTACACCAACCTGAGCCTGACGCCGGAGATCTTGAACAATACGGCGAGCAAGGAAGTGATCGACCGTTACTACGACCGTACGATCGAGCCGATCGCCGAAGCCATGCGTCTTGAGATGAAGCGGAAGTTCCTGACCAAGACCGCACGGACTCAGCGCCACTCGATCGAGATCTACCGCGACCCGCTCAAGCTTATTCCGGTGAGCGAGTTGCCGGAGGTTGCGGACAAGCTTATTCGCAACGCGGTCGTCACGGCCAACGAGTTCCGTCCGAAGATTGGCTTCCGCCCGTCCAAGGACCCGAACGCGAACAAGCTGCAGAACCCGAACATGCCGATCGACGACCAGCTTGCCGGAGCTCCCAAGGCGCTTCCGGCGAGTGAGAAGTTGAAGGCTACGCCGCTGCGCAAGAAGGAGGTGGAAAACCCAAATGACCGTGGACTACGTAGGATTGTATAGCGCCGGCGAATCGGTCGACGATATTCTTCACTACGGCGTACGAGGCATGAAGTGGGGTGTCCGAAAGGATGGCCCTGGTTCCAAGCTACGTGCGCATCGCGACAAGGTCGACAAGAAGCACCTCGCCAACGAGAAGCTTCCGACAAACAAGAAGCCTCTCCAGAAGGCGCTTGTTACCGACTACACCCTTTCGCCATATCGTTCGGTGGGTCGTCTTCGTCGTAAGCAGGAGCGCTCGGTCTTGAGCCCGCTCAAGGGTATCAAGTTCGAAGACCTGACAGGCAAGCAGCAGTCGAAGCTCTACAAGTCCCTCGCGCGCGACCGCGAGCGCATCATGCGAAAGAAGCTCGGCACAGACAACGCCAAGCCGGTAAAGGACTATCTGAAGGAGATCAAGGGCAATCCGAAGCTCCGCGATCAGATGGTTCGCAACCACGCTTCGCTGTTCAAGTTTGCAAAGCGCGACGCTCAGCACGGCGAGACTCGTGGCAAGTACCTGCTTTCGCAGACTAACTGGCCGCGTCTTCTTCCGATCGGCGGAGCTTGGGGCTTCAAAACCAACCTTGCAATGAACACTCTCGGCGTCAGCGCGGTTGGTCTACTCGTTGGTTCCAAGAGCGCTCGTCACAGTGACGATATTTCACCCCAGGACTACATCGGCACCCCTCCCGAGGGCTACGAGATTATCCACTACGGGGTAAAAGGAATGAAGTGGGGCGTTCGGCGGGATCGCGATGGCGGTCCTCGTCCCACTAGAGCGCGACGCAAGGAAGACGCCGAAAACGAGAACGCCAAGAAGATGGATCAACTCATCCGAGGGCGTAACGAAGTTCACTTGGGTAAGTCTGACCTCGTCAGCACCAAGGGTAACAAGCAGATGTCCACGAAGGAAGCTCTCGAGGCCTACGACAAGGACATCAACAAGCTTGCAAAGAAGTCTCCGGCAGCCAAGAAGGTGTTGGACGACGCCAAGCGCGCGGCCAAGGAAGACGGGACGCTCACTCCGTCGAGTGACACCCAGAAGTACAACGCGATTCGTCGACAGGCGATGGAACAGGGCGTTGGCAGCTTGAACAACGAGCAGCTGAAGTTCCTGAACACTCGAGCCGAAGCCCTCACCAAGGCCAAGACTCAGTTCGCGGACAAGCAGTCGTGGCTGTCCAAGTCGTTGGAGGCGGCAACCAACCGCGCCCTCAACGAGGCGCTCAACATCGGTCTTCGCGAGGTCAATGCGGCCATCGAGAAGTCCAAGGAGCCGAAGGCCAAGCCCTCGCTTACCGTCAACATCGGTCGGCGAGACAAGGGCGATAAGAGCTTCGACTATTCCGACTACGTCGGCAATCGCAAGGCCAAGCCATACAGCAAGACGTTCCCGTCGGCGCCTAAGCGGACCTACACTCCGTCGACAACGCCGGCTTGGGGCAGCATGGTGAGCCCTGGGTTTGGTTCCCAGCCGCTCAAGGCTCTACCGAGTCCCGTCTTGCGGACTCGTCGCAACGCCGACGGATCCTACGAGGTCATCTGACTTGGGGTTAGTCATCGAGACAACATCCCGTCTACGAAGTAGCGAGGAAACTTCAAAATGAAAGCAAAGACTCCCAACTTCTCGGGGTACGTCACCAAGGCGAACCTCAAGTGTGAAGACGACCGAGTCATCCTGCCCAACGCGTTCAAGCACCAGGACGGCGGGCGCGTTCCGCTCGTCTTCCAGCACCAGCACAACGACGTCGGTCAGGTCCTGGGTCACGTCATCCTGACCAACAAGGCCGACGGCGTCTGGGGCGACGCGTTCATCAACGAGGGCACCCCTCAGGGCAAGAACGCTCTGGCTCTGGTCAAGCACGGCGACATCGACAAGTTCTCCATCTGGGCGAAGAACCTTACCCAGCGCGGCAACGTCGTGTCGCACGGCGACATCAAGGAGGTCTCCCTGGTGCTCGCCGGGGCGAACCCCGGAGCTCTCATCTCCGAACTCGCGCTGGCCCACTCGGGCTTCGACGAGGACGAGAACCTGGTCGTGGTCGGCAACGAGATCGTTCACGCCGACGACGATGACGACGATGACGACGCCGGGGACACGGGTGTCACCATCGGAGAGGTCCTCAACACGCTCGACGAGGACCAGACGGCAGCAGTCAACCAGCTCATCGAAGAGGTTGTTACCGAAGCCGTTGCTGCGGCGGAGGCCCAGGCCGCTGTCCAGCACAGCGCTCTCATGGAACTTTTGGAGGATAACCAGATGTCTCGCAACGTCTTCGACAACTCGTCGACTGCGACGCCGGAGAAGGCCCAGCTCAAGCACGCCGACCAGCAGGCCTTCCTCAAGGCTGCTCTCGACGGCAAGGTCGACTCGCTGAAGGACTTCGTCGCGGCCCAGGGCAACGAGCTCATGCACGCCGGCGACTACGGTGTCGACAACATCGAGATCCTGTTCCCGGACGCCCAGGCCCTGATGCGTACGCCCACCTGGGTCGACCGCCGTCAGGAGTGGGTCAAGACCTTCATCAACGGTACCAGCAAGTCGCCCTTCTCCCGCATCAAGACCATGTTCGCCGATATTACTGCGGACGAGGCTCGTGCTCGGGGTTACATCAAGGGCAACCAGAAGGTCGAAGAGGTCTTCCCGGTGTTCAAGCGCACCACCGGTCCGGCCATGATCTACAAGAAGCAGAAGCTCGACCGGCAGGACATCATCGACGTCACCGACTTCGACATCGTCGCCTGGATGAAGGGCGAGATGCGGATGAAGCTCGACGAGGAGCTCGCGCGCGCGGGTCTGTTCGGCGACGGTCGTCCGGTCATGGTCGGCGGCGAGATGAACCCCGACAAGGTCCAGGAGCCGACCGGCAACTCCGGCGACGGTATCCGTTCGGTCCTCAACGACAACGACCTCTACACCATCGACATCGGTGTGGGTCTGCCGGCGAACCCGACCGACGACGACTGGCACGCGCTGATCGACGTCGCGACGACTTCGCGCGAGGAGTACCTCGGATCGGGCAACATCACCGCCTTCATGTCCTTCAAGACGGTGGCCGGTCTGCTCACGGTCCGCGACCAGTTCGGACGTCGGGTCTACCGCAACATGTCCGAGCTCGCTGCGGACATGGACTTCAACCAGATCGTCCGTGTGCCGTCCTCGCTGTTCCCGGAGGACGTTCTCATCGTGGCGCTCGACCTCGCCGACTACAACTTCGGCACGAACGCCGGTGGTCAGGTCTCGCTGTTCGACGACTTCGACATCGACTTCAACCAGTACAAGTACCTGATGGAGACCTACCTGTCCGGCGCTCTGACGCTGCCGTACAGCGCCATGGTCTTCCGTCGCGAGACTACGGGCGAGGGTGGCACCGACCAGGTGACCGCCACCGCTCCGACCTTCGTCGACGGCACCGACGGCACCGGCACGATCGAGATCCCGGTCGAGCAGGGTATCTCCTACAAGATCGGCGCGATTGCTCAGCCGGAGGGCACCACCATCACGATCAACAAGCCCACCACTGTCAAGGCCGTTGCCAACCCCGGCTACACCCTGTCGGGTACGGCTAGCTGGACCTTCACGCCGACTGGCGGCTGATATTTCCCATGAAGTACTCGGGGAAAGTCGGCTTCGCGACACAAGTCGAGACTTCTCCCGGAGTCTGGGACGACACGATCGTCGAAAAGGACTACATCGGCGACGTCGTCCAGAGGACGGAGAGGCTGGACAACGCGGAATCTATCACACCTAGATACCGCACCACGACCAGCTTCTCCGTCCTCGCAGACGCTGTTCTAAACGAACGGCGCTCCGATATTCGATACATCAGATACAAGGGGGTGGCTTGGGCAGTGTCTTCGGTCATTCTCAAGTACCCCCGCATGGAGATGTACATCGATGAGGAGTACAATGGGCCAACGGCTTGAGTTGCACGCAATTCTTAAGGGTATTCCCGAGGTCGAGGATGCATATTTCCAGCCGAAGCAGAATACTCAACTGACCTACCCGTGCATCACGTATCAGCTCTCCGATCACTACGTGGAGCACGCGAACAACGCGAACTACTGGCGGAAGAACCGATATTCCGTCACGGTCATCGACCGAAACCCCGACAGTTCGATCGTCGAGGCGGTGGCGGATCTCCCGTACACGGAGTTCGATCGTTTCTTCGTGACGGAGGGGCTGAACCACACGGTTTTCCAGACGTTCTTCTAGGAAGGAACATATCTCAATGTCCAAGTTGGTCTGGGACAAGATCGAGGAGCGGTTCTTCGAGACCGGCACCGATCGAGGTGTCCTCTACATGCAGGAGAACGGTAACTACAACAACGGCGTGGCCTGGAACGGCCTGACCGGCGTTACCGAGTCTCCTTCGGGCGCAGAGCCCAGCAAGCAGTACGCGGACAACATCGCCTACGTCACCCTGATGTCGGCCGAAGAGTTCGCGGGCACGATCGAGGCGTTCACCTGCCCCGACGAGTTCTTCCAGTTCGACGGCATCGTCACCACGCCGTCGGGCATGAAGATCGGTCAGCAGAAGCGTCCGGACTTCGGCTTCGCCTACCGCACCAAGAAGGGTTCGGCGGCGGACGAGGACCTGGGCTACAAGCTGCACCTCGTCTACGGCGCCAAGGCTTCGCCGTCGGAGAAGGCCTACAAGACGGTCAACGACTCTCCCGAGCCGCTTACCTTCAGCTGGGCTTTCACCACCACTCCGGTCAACGTCACCGGCTTCCGCCCGACCTCGATCGTCACGATCGACTCGACGGACCCGCGCGTCTCCGCGAGTGCACTGCAGAACCTCGAGGACATCCTCTACGGCACCGACGACGGTGGAGGCGGCGGCAACGACCCGCGTCTTCCGCTTCCCGACGAGGTCAACACCATCCTCGAGGCCGGCATTCAGCTGGTCACGCCGACTGCTCCGTCCTACAACGCGGCGACCGACACCATCACCATCCCGGCTACCACCGGTGTCGTCTACAGCATCAACGGCGACGACAAGGACCCGAACGAGGCCGTCGTCATCACCGAGGACACGGTTGTCCGTGCCCGTCCGGCTGCCGGCTACAGCTTCACCGGCACCTACGTCAACCAGTGGTACATCGCATTCACCTAAGAAAGTAGGCGAAGAGAGTGCTCGAGCTGAAGGTTCTCACAGAGGACAAGATCGTGACATGCAGGTTCGAGCACTCTCTTCTGTCTCTGTCAAAATGGGAAGCGATTCACAAGAAGCCCTTCCTCAACGAGCGTGCAAAGACTCCATCGGAGATGATCTCCTACTACGAGTGCATGCTCGTCGCCCCGGCGAACCGAGATCTCGTGGTAATGCTCACGCCCGAGCAGATGGACGAGATGGGTAAGTACATCAACGACTCTCGAACTGCTTCTTCCGTCCCGGACCTCGACACACCTCAGCGCGGTCCCAGGGAGACAGTGACGAGCGAGCTGATCTACTACTGGATGGTAGGTCTGCAGATCCCCTTCGAGGCCGAGAAGTGGCATATTTCTCGGCTTCTCATGCTCATTCGCATCACCAACTTCAAGCAGCAGCCCGCCGAGAAGCAGGACAAGCAGAAGCTCTGGGCTCGCTACCGTGAGATGAACGAGCGGAACAAGGAGAAGTACAACACCAGTGGATGAGAGGAGGGATAGATGCTTGAGTGGGACAAGCCCAACGAACGCTACTTCCACCATGGCGTCGATCGAGGCGTTCTCTATATTCCTGGAAAGGATCCAGTCGCTTGGTCCGGACTTACGTCAGTTGAGGAGCAGGGAGGTGGAGGAGCTAGTATTCTCTACCGAGATGGCAGAGTTACTCTAGCCGAAGTCGACGCGTCGGACTTCTCCGCCAACGTCAACGCCCTGTTCTTCCCCAACGAGTTCTCCGAGTGCCTCGGTGTTCCAGAAGTAGCCGAAGGCCTGTACGTGGACAACCAGAAGCCGAAGCGCTTTGGCATGTCCTATCGCACTTTGGTCGGAAGCGGAACCGACGGCGACATGTTCGGCTACCAGATCCATCTGGTCTACAACGCTGTTGCCTCCCTCGGTACCAAGACCCGCAAGACGCTTACCGACACTCCAGAACCGTTGGAGATGTCGTTCGGTCTCGTTTGTACTCCAGTAAAGCTACCGGAGTACCGCCCCTCGGCTCACTATATTCTGGACACCAGAGGAATGGGCCCTGGCGCTATTGCCGAGATCGAAGCTCTACTGTACGGAACGCCGACAGAGGAAGGTCGACTTCCCACGGCCATCGAGTTGTTCGAGATGCTCAACTTCGGAACGACTCTGAAGGTCCACGACAACGGCGACGGAACGGTAGAGATCAAGGCTGGCGCGCAGTACATCACCGCCAACCCGAACGGATCGGCAACGATCACCAACATCAATGCCGTAACAAACGTCGACGGTACATATTCCATCAGTGACGGAGGCGATACCGTCATCGTGCCATAGGGAGGCTTAAGTGGCAACCGTCCAGGTGCTGCAACTCAGCAAGGCCATGGAGATCCTTGGCGAATCGGTCGTGGCAGGATCCATCAACGAGGCCGGCCACTTGATCCTCACCAGAGGCAACGGCGAGGTTGTCGACGCCGGAGACTTCAGTGCTGCCATCAGCAGCCTCATCAACGGGGCGATCGCAGCGGCTACGCTGCTCGATATTCTGATCAGCTCTTCCGCAGTCGACAAGGTGACTCTTCGCGCCAAGCGAAAGGCCTCCCAGACTGCGGATATTTTCCAGGTGCTGGCAGAGAACGGCACCACCGTCCTGGGCAAGATCGACAAGGACGGCAAGTTGGCGATCACACTCAAGGGCTCTTCGATCAACGCCGCAGAGAACACGTTGACCAACGTCGACGCGGTCAAGATTGCCGGCTCCAAGGTCACGATCGACAACACCGCTCCGTCGTCGCCTGCGGCGAACGATATTTGGATCAAGCCGAACGGGACGTGATCTGAGTGGCACTCACCAGCACGTCCAAGGACTACCAGGACGCAGACTTCTATGCGTCGAAGGCTGGTGGCATCCGAGCTTGGGTCTACACCGAAGTCAGTTCTGAATCGTCGACACAGCGAACGATCAAGTACATATTTGGCTTCGACCAGGACAACACCTACTCGGACAACCAGGACTTCTACGCCTCGATCGACGGCACCATCGTCTACGACGAAACGATCAACAACAGCAAGGGCGCGGGGTCGTACTACTTCTACACCACGACCCGGACGTACAACAAACCCGCATACGGAAGTTCCTCGGGGGAGCACGAAGCCCGAGCGCAGGTCTCAGGAATCTACGACGGCCCCACCAGTAACACTGGTACGCACACGGTCGATACGAAGGTCCCTGCCAAGGCCGGTACTGTCCTTGGTGCTCCGAAGAATCTCGTAGTCACCTACAAGACTTCGACGCAGATCAACTACGACTGGGAGTGGCCCGACACCGACGGCGTTGGTCCCGATCCCAGCAGCTTCTGGTTGCAGGTTGCCACCGACTCCGGTTTCTCCAACCTGGTCTACAACGCCGACGTCGGCAGTGGCTCCTACAAGAACGTCACGGGTCTGAACCGAGCGACGACCTACTACGCTCGCGTGCGGGCGATCAACTCGGTTGGTTCTGGTTCCTGGTCCTCGACCAAGTCCGAGACCACCAACGCCACGGTTCCTGATCAGCAGGCTGCTCCTGCGGTGATGAGTCCGACTTCGAGCGGATTCACCGTCGACTGGGCCGCACCGAACAACGGCGGATCGGCTCTGACGTCGTACGACATTCAGATCAGTCGAGACAACTTCGCAACCGTCGAACAGCAGATCAACGGGTTCGTCGGCTCTTCACGAGTCATGACTGGGCTTGCACCGGGCGTAAAGTACCGAGCTCGAACTCGAGCCAACAACGCAGTAGGCAGCGGTGCTTGGTCTGGCGCTTCGGCGGAGATCCAGACTCTTGGCGGTGTCAAGATCTGGACCGGTTCGGCTTGGGGCGAAGGCATCGTCCGAATGTGGGATCCGACCTCTGGGACATGGAAGGTCGTCATCGTCCGCAAGTGGAACGGAAGCGCGTGGGTTGTATGATCCGCACAACTTCCGAAGGCAACTTCGACAGCACTATGCGCTTCTTGGATCGGGCCATTCATCTCAATCCGATGGCCAAGATCCACAGATTGGCGCAACGTGGGGTTCGAGAACTGGCCCAGGCCACACCCAGAGACAGCGGGATTACCGCCGATTCATGGGGCTACGAAATTCGTCAAAATGGAAGTCAGATCGAGATCTGGTGGACGAACGACAACATCGTAGACGGTTCCTACAACGTGGCGATCGGCATCCAGTATGGCCACGGAACCGGCACCGGCGCTTACGTCGAGGGCGAGGATTACATCAATCCCACCTTGAAGCCGATCTTCGATGAGATCTCCAACGCTGTGTGGGAGGAGGTGCAGAGACTGTGAATTCTGTAGACAATCGCGTAGTACGCATGGTCTTCGACAACAACCGATTCAAGGCTGCGGCCGAAGCCACTAGAACTGCGCTAAGTCGAGTCAACGATTCGATCAGCAAGATCAGCGGTAACCGAGGTCTTCTGAACCTCGAGAAGGACATGAACTCCGTCTCCATCAAGGCCAGCAAGATGCAGGTCGCGGTGGGCGCAGCGATTGGTACGATCTCGTCCAAGGCTACTGCCGGCGCAATGGGAATGATCAACTCCCTGACGTTCGGTCCGATCAGCCAGGGCTTCAACGAGTACGAGGCGCTTCTCACCAAGCAGCTCGTCATTCAGAACGCAACGGGTAAGAGCGCCACCGAGGTCAAGGGCGTTCTCTCCGAGCTCAACAAGTACTCGGACGAAACCATCTACTCCTTCGGCGACATGACGTCCTCGATCACGAAGTTCGTGAACGCGGGTGTTCCGTTGGACCAGGCGGTCAAGTCGATCCGAGGTATCGCCAACATGGCGGCCTACGCCGGTGCCTCCACGGAGGAAGCAAGCCGGTCGATGTACGCGTTCTCTCAGTCGATGTCGCTGGGCTATATCCAGTACCAGGACTGGATGCAGATCGAGAACGCCAACATGGGTACTCAGGGTTTCAAGAAGGAGATCCTGAAGTCGGCCGAAGCCATGGGCATGCTTCGCAAGTACGGCAAGGACTATATTACTCGCTCGGGTGTTCTGGTCAACTCCACCAACAAGTGGAAGAACAGTCTGCAGGAACAGTGGGCAACCACCAACGTTCTGAACGACGCCCTGTCCAAGTACAACAAGGGTGCCGGCGAGCTGGGCGACAAGGCATTTCTTGCGGCCACACAGGTCAAGACGTTCAGCCAGTTCATGTCCACGCTCAAGGAAGGCATTGGTTCCGGTTGGGCCAACGTCTTCACTCAGGTCTTCGGTGGGCTTGAAGACGCCACCTCGATGTGGACCTCCATCAGCAATGCGGTAGGCGGAGTAGTCAAGGCATATTTCGCCTTCCTGGAGGTCTCGCTCAAGACCTGGCGAGAGATGGGCGGCGCAGTCAAGATCGCTCAGGCGTTCAAGAACGTCATTGCTCCGTTCGTGGCCCTCTTCAAGGCCGTGGGCGACGCGTGGAAGGCTGCGTTCCCCAACACCGGCAAGGGTGCAGGTGGCGCGCTCTACGGCATATCTGTAGCCATCGAACTCCTTACTCGACCGCTGATGTGGCTGGCAAAGCTGATCAGTTTGCTAACCAAGCCGTTGACGCTGTTCTTCCAGGTTATTCATCTGGGTGGCGTTGTCATCGGGTCAGTCATCGGCAAGGTCGTGGACTTCGTCAAGGGTCTGGTGGACCTGGTCGACTTCAAGGCTCCGTCTTCCGGCGGCATGTGGGACTACATCAAAAAGGTGGCTTCGGCCATATCCGATGCGGTTGCGCAGGCCACCAAACTCATCGAGGCGGGAGAGTCGATCGGTGGGGCGTTCAAGAAGGTGGACTTCAGCCTTCCGAAGATGCCCGACTTTGGGGGCTTCAGCCTGGGCGGACTGTTCGGTGGAGGTGGCGGCGACAAGGAAGCCACCAAGATGGAGACGGTCAGCACTGCAGCAATGCAGATGGTGGCCAGCGTCAAGGAGCTCGGCAACACCGGTGGAACGGTCAACCTCAAGCAGCTGACCGACAACATGGACGGGCTCGACGTCGCCGTTCAGAACGGTACTACCAACATCAAGCAGCTCACCGACGACATGGACGGTTATATTCCCACCATGGAGGAAGCCTCTGAAAAGGGGCAGACTCTCATGGACGTCATCAAGGGAATCGGCCGTTGGGTCGGAGACCTGTTCAGCAAGATCACCAGCGAGGACATCGCCACGAGTCTCAACTTCGCCGTGTTGGCGACGATGGGTCTCACGATCGCGAAGACGATGCGGTCCTTCAGCAAGATGATGGACAGCTTCAGCGATATTGCCGGCGGCGCAAGCGAGCTGTTGGGTGGTGCGGGCGACGCTCTCAAGTCCTTCCAGACCAGAGCCAAGGCCAAACTCCTCATCGCGATCGCCATCGCTCTAGGCGTTCTGGCAGCTGCTCTTTGGGTTCTCTCCAAGATCCCGAAGGACAAGCTGTTCACCGCCCTCAAGGCGCTTACTGGCGCCATTGCGGCAATGTCGGTTATTCTGATCGTCTTCTGGAAGGTCGTCGACAAGCTAGACGGCGACAAGATGGGAAGACGAGTCATCGCGCTTGGTTTGGCCATGATCGGCATGGGCTTGGGCATCCTGCTCATCGCCAAGGCCATGAAGGCCATGCAGGAAGTCGGCGTGGCTGCGATCATCAAGACTCTGTTGGTGACGCAGGTCATATTCTGGAACCTCATCATCCTAGGCGACTTGGCTGAAAAGTCGGGACGCAAGATGATCGCGGCAGCCACATCCATGGTGATCATATCCGTGGCGTTGGCACTGCTTGCCGGAGCTATCAGGCTCTTCCAGTTTGTCGACCCAGTGCAGATGATCAAGGCCGGCATTGCGCTGGCTGCCATGACGGGTGCTCTGTTCCTCCTTGGCAAGGTCCCAGCATCGGCTCTGTTTGCAGCAGGTCTGGCGATCGTGGCAACGGCGTTCGCTCTCAACATCATCGTGGTTGCGCTACTCGCGTTGGCCTTGGTGAAGTGGGAGTCGATCGCCAAGGCTGCGGTTATTCTGGGAGTGCTTGCGCTGTCGCTTGCTCTGATGATGATCACGGGCGGACCTACGGGTGCCGCTGCGATTGTCGCCATGGCGGGAGCGTTGGTTCTCATTGCCATCGGTTGTCTCATGCTACAGAAGGTCAACTGGGAGACGATCGGCAAGGCTGCAGCAGTTCTCGGTTTGCTTATTGTTGCCTTCGCCCTGTTCATGGGCGTCGTATATTTGGCAGCTCCTGCCATCGCGGTCCTCGTACCGTTGGCTGTGGGCTTGGGTCTGTTGGCCGTCGGCATCGCGCTGTTGGTCACAGCCTTCACCGTTGCACTACCTCTACTGGCAGCAGGTACGGCGGCCTTTGCCGTCTTCGCTGCAGGTGCTGCGGTAGCCATTGCGGTGTTCCTCCAGACGCTTGCTCTGGAAGCACCGAACATGAAGAAGTCTGCGATCGTTATTCTGCAGAACTTCGTCGACGGTGTTGTCGAATCTGTTCCGATCATCATCGACGGCATCAAGCGAGTCATCAAGGCCATCCGGGATCAGTTTACCTCCCCGGAGTCCAAGGCCAAGATCGCAACCAGCGGTGACGGACTGCTTCAGAAGCTCAAGGACAAGCTCCGCGAGTTCGGCAAGAAGCTGATCGAAATTGCAATCGAGTGGATCGAAGCACTTGCCGAAGGCCTGCAGGGAAACATGCAGCCGATCACCGAGGCAGTCGTGGAGATTGCTCTGTCCCTCCTGCGAGGCCTGGCTTCGAAGGCGGACGACCTCGTCGAGTTGGCCGGATATTTGATCGGTCAGCTGATCATCGGACTTGGCAAGGCTCTCGGCAAGTTGGTCGAGGCCGGCGTCGATCTGATCATCAACTTCATCAACTCTCTGGCAAAGACCATCGACAGCAGAGCTGGCGGGTTCGGCGAAGCAATTGCGAACCTAATTGCGTCCTTCCGTACGCTCGGTCTCGAGTGTATGAACGGCATCATCAAGGGCATGACCGGCATCGACTTGAAGGCGGCACTTCAGCCGATCCTCGACAAGCTGCCTGGTTGGGCCAAGAAGATCCTGCGAATCGAATCGCCCTCCAAGGTATTCATGGAGATCGGCAAGTTCCTCGCCTTGGGTATGGCGAAGGGCATCCAGGACCACGCCGCTGCGGCCATCGTGGCTACGGCAAGCATGGTCTCGGGTCAAATCGCAACCGCAAGTTCCTATATTTCGAAGTACATCCAGGACTTGGACCAGAAGGCAATCGCCGCTCGTGCGAAGGCCGATGGACTCGCGTTGGCGGCAGAACGGGCTTCCGATCTCGCCAGCAAGACCAAGACCACGGTGGACGACGATCAGGCCAAGGCCCTCAAGGAGAAGGCGGACCGCGAGCAGGAGAAGGCGGACGAAGCCACCGAGAAGGCCGAAAAGGCGAAGGAACGCGCGGATCGCAAGGATCAGTACAAGGACGCAACGAACATCGAGAAGGCGAAGATGAAGTCCGAGGATGCGCAGGCAGCCCTGGACGACGCCAAGGAGTACGAAGAGAAGGCAGCCAAGAACCTCCAGGCTGCCAAGGAACTGGAGAAGGCAGCCAAGGGCAAGGGCGGCATGTCCGAGTCCGAACGCAAGAAGCTCCAGGCCGAAGCGAACTCTCTCCGCAAGCAAGCAGAAGCGCTCAAGGACTCGAAGGCGGTACACCAGGACTGGACGCCCAAGGGCGAAACCACTGGTGGATCCGACAACTCGAAGAAGAGAGCGGAGCTGGAGAAGAGGGCCAAGGAGATCGAGGCCAAGATTGGTCCTGCACAGCTCACCGACGCCGAGAGAAAGAAGATCCTCAAGGAGGCGGACGAGCTGCGAGACAAGGCCGAGGAACAGGCAAAGGCGGCAAACGCTGCTCGAGAAGAAGCCAAGAAGCTGGCGGGCGAAGCACTTACCTACCAGAAGAAGGCGGGCGAGGAAGCAGCCAAGTCGTTCGAAGCCGAGTACAAGGCTCAGGCGGCCGAAGAGGCACGGGCAGAAGCGTTCGAGAAGATGACCGACGCCGACAAGGCGGCGACTCGTCGAGAAGAGGCAGCTGCTCTGCAGAAGAAGGCCGACGACAATCTCGCCAAGGCCAAGAAGCTCGCATACACCGACTTGGACAAGGCCAACGAACTGGCACAACAGGCCATGGATCAGGCGGCACAGGCACGTGACTACCTCCGTGAGGCGGAAGACTACGACCAGGCGGTGCGAGACAAGGAGAAGGAAGAGGCGGACAAGAAGGCTGGGGCGGGCACGTCCATCCCCATCACCGGAACGACCAACCTCGACCTGACCGCCTCGGACGCGGCAGCAGCGGCATTCCAGCAGTACACCGACACATATTCTCAGTCGGTTGCTGCAGCAGCTGCTGGAAACACGTTCGAGTTCAAGCAGTACAACACCTCCCCGGAGTCACTGTCTCCGACGGAGATCTACCGTCAAACCAACAACCTGCTTACCCAGGCCGCAGACAAGCTTGGCGCAGCAGCATAAGAAGAAAGGTCCGTGATGCTCGCAGAAGTTGTCATTCAGTCCTCGGACCCGATGACGCTCAAGGTAGAGGACGTCGACCCCGACGAAATCCTGATCCTCAAGAGCATCACGGGCCTTTCTCCAGACGGTATTATCACCCTCTTCACGGGTGACTACGCAAGAGACGGTGGGTACTACCAAGGCCGTCGTGTGGGCAAGCGCGCCTACAGCCTGAACTTCAAGCTCAACCCCAACTACAAGTTGGACATCGGGGCCAGCGATATTCGTGAGCTCCTCTACAAGATGTTCCTCGAGCCGCAGGTTACCTCCGATCAGCTCACGATCGTAGTACGAGAGGACTTGGTTGGATCGCCGCCAGAGCGGCGTCGGCCCGACCGATATTTCGTCGCGATCGCCGAGGGCATCAACACCGACATGTGGGACTACAACCAGTCCGCGCAGGTCAACATGGTGGCAGTCGATCCATATTTGCGGTCGGTCGACGAGACTGCCGATGCAGACGCCGCTGGATGGCTGTCTGTCCCGATTGCCTACGACGGCAGTGCCGAGACCGGCTTCAAGCTCCAGGTCAAGGTCACCACCGTAACGCCCACGATCACGATCGACCTCAACGGTCAGCTCATGACGCTGGGCATCGACCCGCCTACGCTGTCTACCAACTTCGCGTTGAACGACATCATCGACATCAACACCAATCTCGGCGAACGCTCCATCAAGCGCAACGGCGTCGACGCGATGAACCTGCTGTACGGCACTCCCGTGTGGCCAAAGCTCAGCTCTGTTGCCAACACGCTCAAGGTGTACGGTGCAGCGGAGAACGACGGCAAGGTCAAGGCCATGTCATATTCCTACCGCTCTGCGTGGTGGGGTATCTAATGTTCCGTACCAAGACCAAGGACGGAACTACGCGCCTCGACGGTGCTGCACCATTGACGCTGTCGAGCGCAATCAACCTGTTCTATCCTGTCGGCTCTCTATATTTCAGCACGGATGCCACCAATCCTGGGACTCGGTTCACGGGAACGACATGGGTGGCTTGGGGTGCGGGCAGAGCAGTCGTAGGTGTAGGCAACAACGGCTCCAACAGCTACACCGTGGAGCAGACTTGGGGTGCCGACAGCATCACCCTTAGCGCCGCGCAGTGTGCAGTCAACGCACACAGCCACACGCTCGGCGGTAGCACCGGCGGTCGAAGCGCGGGTCACACCCACAACGGCCCGTCCCACAGCCACGAGCTGGACTGGAACTACGTCACCGGTGTCAACCCGTCGGGTACGACGTTGAAGTTCGCAGTCTCGATCGGCGGTACTTTCAACTCCGACGGAGCGGACTCTACTGGTAACACGGAAGCTGCAGGCACGGGCGCCACCTCTGGTGAAACCGTGGACCACAGCCACACGTTGCCGTCTACTACCGGCGCCGTCAACGCTCCAACAGCAGCAACGTCGCACGACAATCGTCAGCCGTCGATCGCGACCTATATTTGGAAGAGGACTGCCTGATGGATCTCATCAAGCTCAACTCTAACCACCAGGCAAGCACGCTTGTGGAAAACTACGACAGCCTGATTTGGACAGAACGCTACAACACCGTCGGGGACTTTGTCCTGACTGCCGGCGATGCTGCAATGTTCATGAGTCTACTTCCGGAGGGTCAAGTTGTATCTCTGCGAGAGTCCACCGTGCCGATGGTTGTGGAGAACCATCTCATCCAGCGCAAGAAGAATACTCCAGAGAAGATCACCATCACAGGTCGAGCCTGCGAATCATATCTCGACCGGCGAGTCGTCGTACCTGCTGTGGCTGCAAACGCGACCGACTGGCTTGTCAGTCTCGTCAGAACGCCATCGGATGTAGCCTGGTACATCGTCGACCAGATCTGTCGGGCGGGCATCTTGGATGCGGCGGATATTTTCCCCTCCTCCAAGGTCGTCTTTCCGACACCTGCTGGGTACAACGCAAGCTCCGGTCCTCTGCGGACCTTCTCGGTGGCGAAGGGAAACCTACTAGCCACCGTACTGGGCTTGATCCAAGTCTCGGCGAGAGCAGATACCAGCACGACACCCACTACTCCGGCGGTCGTGCCCTACGGAATCAAGGCCGTTCGTCCAAGTGCGAGCGGTACGGCGATTTCGATCGAGTTCTATGTCGGTACGGACAAGTCGGCGTCGGTGTACTTTGACGCCACTCGAGACATGATGGACGACGGCAACTACCTCTTCAGCAAGAAGGGGTCTGCTACCGCCGCCTATATTCTCGGACCCAACAACGCAGCCAAACTCAACAAGTCCACCACCGTTCCTACGGGGCTCGATCGCCGAGTCATCCTGGTGGACGCCACAACCTCGGGCGAGGCCTCTATATCCGTACTGCAACAGCAGGCGGAACAGTCTCTCACCGAGGCCAGCGAGATCGCCATGTTCGACGGCGCGATCAACATCGACACATCCCAGTACAAGTACAACGTCCACTACGGACTTGGGGACATCGTGCGGTTGGTCGGTGACTACGGCATGGACCGAAAGGTTCAGGTTACCGAGTATATTCGCAGCGAAGACAACACGGGCATCAAGTCCTACCCCACGTTTGCCTACGTCGCGTAGCAAAAACACGCCTTAAGGTGCAGGACACAGTCCACCGCAAGGAGAATTCCGTGCTTAAACGGCTCAAAGGCCAAGTCCAGTCCTACAAGAAGGAACGCCAGCGTCTCCTGGAGTATGCCGCCAAGCAAGACCCCGACAGCGAAGCATACCAGTCCACGATGGACCGCATTGACCAGCTCGACAAGATCATCAAAAGATCTCGCGAGAGTGTCAAGGTCATCGTCCCGGCCGGTATCACCGCTGCCAGTCTCGCGGGCATCTACATGCTCCAGCAGAACCTAGGCCAACTTCCTCGGGCTATCGACTCGATCCTCGGTCGCAATCACCACAACCGACACGAAGACTAGTCCCCTGCAAAAAAGCCATATCGCCCCTAACAAGGCGTTATGGTTTTGCAAAATTTCCTGGGCGGGATATTTCATCTCAAAGTTAAACCGCAGAAAAAACAAACGTCATAGTGAGAAGCACCGTCTGTATACGGGTTCGAAAGAACACGCTTCTCACCCTTTATGTCCATCTATCCCCAGGAGCAATCCGCATGGGTGCAAGACTCGACAAGTGCAAGGCGCACTTCGTCCGCAACAAGAAGTTCTATGCCGGGATCGGTCTCGGCATTCTGGCGGGTGGCACGGCCGTCTACCTGACCAAGAAGACCACCATCAAGATGCCCGAACTGCCGCCGATCGAGAACAACGGCATCCTCAACAACATCGGCGTGGTGGAACAACTGCACAGCCACACTCATATCCTCAACGAGGATCCGGTCAAGCGACTCAGCTACATCACCAAGGTCGAAGACCAGTACTTCGAAACGCAGCGCGAAGCCGCCAAGTTCATGGGTGTCAGCGAACTGCATCTGTCCAAGTTCCTCAACGGGAAGTCGGACATGGCCAACCTCAACGGCTATATTCCGGAACGCGTCGGAGTAAGAGCCGAGGGGTAAGAAAAACACACCTCATAGTGAGAACCCCTGTAGGGATTGCTTGCCTTTGGCTCGCCTTCCGTAATCGAGATCTTTCTTGCCTTTGGCTCGACTGGTCTACTGCAGGGGTTCTCGCTTTTCTCTTAGGAGAATTCATGGACGCACTGCTAGACATCTGTGCTGCAATCATGCTGCTTACAGGCGGCTTCATATTTGCGACTGTTTGGCTGGTGATCGTCATCCTCATCGTAGTCGAGGTGCGTGACCAGATCAAGGAGCGCAAGTCTCCCAAGGAGGATAATCGTGTTCTGGAGCAAGACTAAACGAGACACCCGCATCTCCGACGTTCATATGGCGATCGGAGCGCTGGCTATCGCGCTGTACAAGGTCATCATCACCTACCGCGAGTACAAGATCGACTCGCAGAAGGCAGTGAAACAGTGAAACTGCTCTCCGTCATGCGCTTCATCGGTGGCTTTGCCACTGCTGGCGCCGGACTGGGAGTTCTCCTCGTCGGCCTCGCGGCTGCGTTCCAGGAGGACTCCAACAGCGTGTCCAAGTACAACCCGAACCCCACCTACATCCCCCACAAGGAGGTCAACAGTGAAGATGCCTAACATCGCCGGCGTGATCAACGTCGGTAAGGGTCTTGTCATGGCCCACCGGCCTGAGATCCTGCTCGGTGCCGCTATCGCCGCAGGCGTTGGCGCTGTCGTTCTGGCCGCTCGTGGCGGCTACAAGTCGGGTCAGGAAGTCCTGATGGCGGAAGCCGAAAAGGGCGAGCCGATGACGGTCCAGGAGAAGGCTGTTCTGACCTGGCAGAACTACGTTCCGGCCGCTGCAGCTCTGGTGGTCGGTGTCGGGTCTACTGCGGCCCTGCACGTCGTCCACGTCAAGACCCAGAAGGCTCTCATCGCTACCGGTCTGGCGGCCGTAGAAGAAATTCGAACGTCCGCCAAGGCCTACATCGACGACCTTCACAAGTCCATCGACGAGAACTCCACGCCCAAGACGGCAGACAAGATCGAAGAGGGTCTGCACTCTCGACTCGCCGAACGAGGCGTGATTGACTTCACCCACGACGCCTGGTACGAGCCGGTATATCCGGTCCGGGACAAGCGAACGGGTCGCGATCGGCCCTCCAACCGCATCGAGATCGAGGAGGCGATCCACGAGATCAACAATCGCCTCTCCAAGAACGAGCCGGTCGACCTCAACTCGTTCTACCACCTGGCAGGGTACGACTCCATCCCCGACGGCGATATTGTCGGCTGGAACGCAGGGGAGCACGTGAACCTCGTGTGGGAACTGACCAGCCGTGACGACGGCCAGCCCACCAAGGTGTTCTCGTTTCGACCCCAGCCCAACGACAGGTACGACTCCTCGCGTTGAAGGACTGGAGGATATTCAGGACTGCCCGCCGCTTCCGGATGCTATCTACCGGACTGCGACTGTCCCGATGAATTCCCCTCCATTCACATGTCAGTGCCCGACGTGCGAGCCCGACTTCGGCTAGTCAGCGACGACTATCTGATGTGGAAAGCACAGAAGTAGCAACAGGGGGGACACGCCCGGATCCCGCGTGTCTTAAACGACAGGTATTGCGCCCCCATCCTACATCCCGAGGGGATATTCGTGTTCAAGAAGCGCAAGGAACGACGCTCTCAGGTCGACATCGACACCATCAACATGTACATCACGTGGGTCGAAGAACTGTCTGCAACCGAGACCAAACTCAGGGCCGATATTCAGGCCTTGGAGCAGGGTAGGGACGAGCAGGACACGAACTACCAGCAGATGATCCTGGATTTTCGTGACGCTCTAGAGGACATGGCTCGGAAGAATCTAGAGCTGCAGAAAGAGCTCGACTACTACAAGCTCATGGATGCGCTCGACGACTCTCAAAAAAACACCTCTTAAGATGAAGCCCAATCCATCTATGGAGGACACCATGTCCAACAAGCAGCGCATTCAGTCCAACGTCCGCATCATCGACGGTGAGACCGTTCCCACCGAGACCGCCGAGGTCCCCGAGTCCGACGCTGTCGAGGCTCCCAAGGAGAAGAAGACCGCCAAGGTCCGCTCCCTGCCCGCTCGTACCACCCAGTTCGTCAAGACCCACAAGGTCAAGATCGCGCTGGCTGGTGCGGCCGTGGCGGGGTTCGCGGCCAAGACGGCCTTCGACTCCCGCAAGAGCACCGACACGCCCGAGCTCGAGGCCTCCTCCGAGGTCTCCCAGGACGAGCCCATCTACATGTTCGTGTACGAGCCTGAGACCGCCGCTGACGACACCGTCGCTCAGTAGTACGAAGCCACTTCAAGTCCCCTAACCGATTAACACCCGGTTAGGGTCTTGTCCAGTCATATTCACGAGAGGCCGCAAATGTCCGTCGTAGTCGCCTTCAAGGTGCACAGCGAAGAGATCACCTTCACCAACCTCCAGGGCAAGACCATCAAGGAGGAGCTCCACTTCCTGATCGACCCGTACAAGCTCATGGTCCTCATGTCGGACTACACCCCGAAGAAGGTCCGAAGCGGCAACCCTGCACTCAACGGCAAGGACGCTCCCGTCACCGACCGCGAGCAGCTGGAGATGGTTCGCTCGCTCGTCATCGAGGCGGCGGGCTGGCCCAGCGAGGACGGCAACGGGTGGGTCCAGAACTACGACTTCCCCGAGAGCCTCGCCGGCAAGACGTTCCTGGCCAAGCTGGTCGCCAGCGACGAGATCCGCAAGTCCTTCACTCAGGTCGCCATCTTGGAGCCGTTCCGCACCTTCGTCACCCTCTTCGAGGCCGTGCCGGAGAACACGGAGAAGGAGAAAGAGGATATTCGAAAGCAGCTGGCGCAGATGGAGAACATCTTCAAGGCGCCTTCTGGCGAGACCGCCGAGCAGCGTCGTCAGCGTCTCACCGCCGAGCTGGCGCAGCTGGAAGACAACAACGCACCGTCCGAGTAAGTGGTCCAGTTCCCCAACAAGGCAGAGAGCCAGGACGCTGGTCCTCCGCCGAAGAAGACTATTCAGGCAGTCGTGTCCGGGGCGACGCAGAAGCCCAGGCCGCCATCGAAACGCCTGTTCGGAGCCATATTTGCCGAGTCCCCTAGGAACCTGGGCTCGCAGGTAGGGCGAGAAGTTGTACTGCCCCGCATGAAGATGGCCTTGGAAGAGGCTGTCATGGGGCTGGTTCGAGGCATGCTGTGGGGAAACGAGAGGCCAGTCGACAACCTCCTCGTGCAACGTGCCATGCAGCGTAGCAACATGCGGGACTACAGTGGCATTTCCACAAGTCAGACTGCCATTCCGCAAACGCCAACTCGTTCCTCGGGAAACTACGAGGACTTGATTCTGCCCGACATGCGATCGGCCGAACGGCTTCTCGCATATTTGGCGGAACTCATCAACGAGTACCGCTGTGTCGCCGTTGGCGACCTCTACGAGGCTGCTGGAATCACCGGCATGCCTTCCGACAACGCCTTTGGGTGGACATCTCTCACTGGCGCTCGCATATCTGCAACACGTGGCGGCTTCCTCCTGGAGCTTCCGCGTCCGACACTTCTCTAAGGAGCGTAAGTGTACAAACTCTCACGCGCTTGGGGTGCAGCACAGCTCGCCCTGAAAGCGAACTCTCCGCGCATTCTCGTGGTCGGCGGCATCGTCGTCATGGGTGCGGCGGCGATCGTGGCCTGCAAGCAGACCCTGAAGCTCGAGGACGAGATCGAGCCCGAGGTTCTCGAGATCGAAGAGGTCAACGACGTCACCTCGCAGCCGGGCATCCACAACATGGACGTCTACAACAAGCGTAAGTACAAGGCCTACCGAGGCGTAGCCGTCAAGTGCGGCAAGCTCTACGTCCTTCCGGCCGGCATCTTCCTGCTTGGAGCGGGCATGACGTTCAAGGGTCACATGATCCTGGAGAAACGCAACGCCGCCCTGGCCCTGGCCTTCACGGCTCTCAAGCGCAGCTTCGACGACTACCGAGCTCGGGTGATCGCGAAGCACGGCGACGAGTGGGACCAGCGCCTGCTCAACGGCGAGAAGTGGGACGAGGTCGACGGCTTCGCCGACAAGGTCGTCACCCGTGACTGGGAGGCCTCGGAGAAGGATCCGTACAACCGGGTCTTCTCTCAGTCCACCTCGCGGCACTGGCAGGACGATCTCGGCTCCAACAAGTACTTCCTCGAGTGCCAGCAGCGCTTCGCTCAGGAGCGTCTGAACCGGCGTGGCTACATCTACCTGTCCGACATCTACGAGGACCTCGGCTTCTCCGAGAGCGATATTTCTCGTCAGGTCGGCTGGAAGATCACGACGAACGAGGACGGCACTCGCAACGTTCCGTGGGTGGACTTCGGTCTGAACAAGAACATGCCGAAGGACTGGACCTACAACCGCGAGAAGGCCGTCTACCTGGACTTCAACTGCCAGGGTCTTATCATCGGTGGCAAGATCCAGGATATTCTGGAGAAGGCCGCACGAGGAAGCGAGTGAGGACGCCACTGGGGCTGTCTCTGGTGTGGACCTCGGGCCTGTGTGTAGGCCTCGGTCTGGCCTGGCTGAGAGAGAAGCCCGAGCCGGAGTCTAGCGTCGTCATCGAGTACCGCGATATTCCAAGGTCGGAAGAGGAGTTCCCTCTCGTCATGCCTACGACGGCTACCGTCGAGGAGATGAAGGCGAGGCTCGCTACGGCCTTGGAGGAAAACAAAAGGCTCACTGCACCCTATGCGCCATCTGGGGCGGAGGGGGCGTCATATTTGACGCAGATCTCCGAGGAGTCATACCACGAGGACGACGACTACGACAAGTCGGTCGTTGAGATCTTCCGTTCAGACAGCGGGGATCACGTCATCGTGGACGGCACAGAAGACGACAACTGGCAGCACACGCTCGGAGCAGATCTTCTCGACATCATGGTCGGGATGACTGGCATCTACGTCCGTAATGAGAACCTCAAGACGGACTTCGAGGTGGGCTGGGGACAACCGTGATCGGCGGAGAGGCATTCGTTGCACGGTACTATGCTTGGCTGCTCGAGCAGGCTTACGCCACGAACGCTCGGCGTCAAATGTACGGTGGCGTGCTACGAGTTCTCTTCGACATCCCGTTCTACTGGACGATCGTGCGGGATGACGACAGAGCAGGCGACGCCAGCGTATACAGGCGCTACGAAGCGTGGCAGCTCGAATCCGAGCCGAACACGGTAAATCCGGAATGGCTGGCAAACTGGGTTCAGTCGACGCCCAGCGTGCTGGAGGTACTGGTGGGAATTGCGGAAAGGTGGTCTCAGTTCTTCGAGAAGCCTGTTCCGTACTACTTCAACCACCTATATCGCAACATGGGCTTCCACATGTACAGAGGCGCACATCTACGCCCGAGTGAAGAGGAGGCCGTCAGGTGGACAGTAGACAACTGGCTCAATCGTCGGATCGAGTACAACGGCGAGGGTAGCCCGTTCCCAATCAGAGCGAATCGAGGAACAATCGACATGCGACTGATCCCGATCTGGGAGCAGATGAACGCATATTCACGTCAACACTTCATGTGAGGGGAGGGTAGATGGACTTCATTCGAATCGGAGTGAAAGAGAACAAAGACGGCACGAGGGAGTACTTCCCCTCACTGCAAGTGGCATACACCAACGACGTAGTGGTGCGTGGCGGCGGCTTCGTGGCTATCTGGGACGAAGACACAGGGCTATATTCCAGGAGCGTTTCCGAGGCCGCCGACATCATCGACCGTTCGTTCGCCAGAATGGTGGGCGACAAGCTGCGTCCAGGCGACAACATCCGCAAGATGAAGGTGTACGACAACCAGTCCTGGAACAAGTTTCACTCCTGGATGAAGAACGTCGGCGAGGTCGGTCCGGATCTAGACAAGAAGCTAGTCTATGCCGATCAGGTGGCAACCAAGCAAGAAGCGGCAACGTTCAAGATGTCATATTCTCTCACCTCGGCCCCGCCCAAGGCCTGGGAGAGAGTTGTCGGAACGCTGTACGACGAGAACGAGCGTCTGAAGATCGAGTGGGCGATCGGGTCGGTGCTTTCTGGCGATGCCGCAACGCTGATTCACAAGATGTACGTGTTCTTCGGTGCACCGGGCTCGGGCAAGTCGACGATTCTCAACATCATCGATTTGCTATTCGAAGGACACACCGCTGCTTTCTCTGCCTATCACTTGGGCCGAGCAGACAGCGCGTTTAACCTCGAGCCGTTTCACAAGAACCCTCTTGTGGCGATCGACCAAGATGCAGACCTGTCTCGGATCGACACCAACAAGAATCTGAACAGCCTCGTGTCCCACGACAAGATCACAATCAACGCCAAGGGACGAAGCATCTTCGAGATCGTCCCTCGATCGACGCTGTTCATCGGCACCAACGAGCCGGTCAAGATCTCAGACCGAAAGTCGGGCATATTCAGACGCCTTGTGGACATCCAACCCACAGGGACGCTCATTCCCGAGTCCGAGTATCACCAGCTCATGAGCCAGATCAAGTTCGAGTTGGGCGCGATTGCTGCCCGGTGTCTTCGCGTCTACCAACACTACGGCCCGGCATATCTGTCGAGCTACCGGTCTACGGAGATGATGTACAGGACAAACGACGTCTTCAACTTCGTGGAAGACAACCGCATGGTCTTGTCTCACGGGGTAACCCTGAAACAAGCGCACAAGATGTACGTGAACTGGTGTGAGGAAACCGACACCAAGATCGTACTGAAGCAGTACAAGCTACGCGATGCCTTGAAGGAGTACTTCGAGGAGTTCCACGAGCAGATCATGATCGACGGCGAACGCTATCGGTCCTACTTCAAGGGACTCAAAGCCGTCGAGAAGTTCGGCTACGTTCAGGTGAAACACGAGCCTCGATCGTGGCTGATGCTGGAGGAGCAGGACTCGCTACTGGATCGATATCTGGCCCAGTCTCCAGCACAGTACAGCACCGGCGACGAGAAGCACCCACTCAAGAAGCCTTGGGCGCAGTGTGACTCAAAACTGATGCAACTGGACACGTCGCTGGAGCACTACGTCCAGGTTCCGACACAGCACATCGTCATCGACTACGACTTGAGGGATTCCAGTGGAGCAAAGAGTCTCGCCCTCAACCTCCAGGCGGCCAGTGGATGGCCTCCTACATATGCTGAGGTTAGTCGCGGCGGACAAGGGCTACACCTTCACTACGATTACGTGGGCGACGTTGGTGAGCTTGCCAGCGTGGGCGGTGGTGGAGCTTTCGAAGTCAAGACACTGCTTGGTAACGCAAGCCTGCGTCGAAGGCTGTCTCAGTGTAACGCTATATCCGTCGCAACGCTATCTGGCGGACTACCTCTCAAGTCTGAAGGAAGGGGGAACGTGCTCTCATCCGAAATGGCTATGAGCGACAAGGGCTTGAGAGAGCTCCTCGTTCGGGCCTTGAAGAAGGAAGTACATCCCAATACCAAGCCCAGCATGGACTTCATCAAGAAGGTGCTGGACGACGCAACGGCCCAGGGCATGTCCTACGACGTGACGGACATGTACGAAGACTTCTTCAACCTGGCCATGAGCAGCTCCAACCAGCGCGATATCTGCCTGGAGATCCTGGCGCAGCTCAAGCTCAAAAGCGAAGACGAGATCCCGGCGGGGCCCGAGGGCAGCGCTCCGATCGTGTTCTTCGACTGTGAAGTGTACCGCAATCTGTTCCTCATCTGCTGGATGTACGACGAGGACGACGCCGAGGTTGTCACCATGATCAACCCGACGCCGGAGGAAGTGGAGAAGCTGCTGGGCTATCGGCTCATCGGCTTCAACAACCGCCTCTACGACAACCATATCCTCTGGGCTCGAACCCTGGGATACACCAACGAGGCGCTGTACAACCTCAGCCAGCAGATCATCACCGAGTCCGACAACAACAAGAAGTTCGGTGCTGCATATTCTCTCCACTACGCGGACGTGCACGACTTCGCATCGGAGAAGAAGAGCCTGAAGAAGTGGCAGGTGGAACTTGGCATTCCGCACATGGAAATCGACATTCCTTGGGATCAGGATGTCCCTGAGGACCGAGTTCTCGATGTCGCCGAGTACTGCGCAAACGACGTCCGAGGAACGCGTGCTGTTGCGAAGGCGCGATCTGGTGATTTCGCGGCACGGCAAATCCTTGCTGCGCTGTCCGGTCTCGAGGTCTGCAACACAACTAAACAGCACACCGAACGACTTGTCTTCGGCGAGACCAAGGACCCGTCTGGGGAGCTGGTCTACACCGACCTGGCAAAGACGTTCGTAGGCTACAAGTTCGATCGATTCGCCCCCGGCAAGGAGAAGAGCACCTACAAGGGCGAGAAGATTGGAGAGGGCGGCTATGTCTACGCAGAACCAGGGATGTACGACAACGTTGCTCTGCTCGATGTGGCATCGATGCACCCTACGAGCATTGTCGAACTCGACTTGTTCGGACGCCATACGCTTCGCTTCAAGGAGCTGATGGACGCTCGCCTCGACATCAAGCACAAGCGGCTGGAAGATGCAGCCAAACGCTTCGACGGCAAGCTGGCACCATATCTCGACAACCCGAAGCAGCTGAGCGATGCCCTCAAGATCGTGATCAACACGGTCTACGGTCTGACCGCAGCCGGCTTCCCCAACAAGTTCAGAGACGATCGCAACCTCGACAACATCGTGGCCAAGCGTGGCGCTCTGTTCATGGTGGACTTGAAGGAGTTCATTCAGCAGAAGGGCTTCACCGTAGCCCACATCAAGACCGACTCCGTCAAGATCCCAGACTGCACGCCCGAGCTCATCGAGGAAGTCAAGGAGTTCGGGGCCAAGTACGGCTACACCTTCGAGCACGAGGCGACGTACGAGAAGTTCTGCCTCGTCAACGATGCGGTGTACGTGTGCTACACCGGCGGTCACTGGGAGGCAACAGGTGCCCAGTTCGCCCACCCCGTGGTGTTCAAGACGCTGTTCACCCAGGAGCCGATCGACCCCGAGGACTACATCGAGATCAAGCAGGTCCAGAAGGGCCACATGATATTGATGGACACCCCCAACGGAGTGCATTCGCGCATTCGTTTCGTCGGTCGTTTCGGCGCTTTTCTGCCAATCGTCAACGGCTCGACGCTATATCGCGTGGACGGCGAGAAGACGGCAGCAGTCACCGGCACCAAGGGTTATCTGTGGGAGCTCGCCGACGAGGCGATCAACCGTGGGTACGAGATCGACGTCTCCTACGCACAGGCCTTGGTGGACGAGGCACGGGAGGCGATCGAGAAGTTCGGTTCCGTATCCAAGTTCACGTGGACCGGGTAGGAAAAACACTCCTTAAAGTGACCACTCACATAGGAGGACACATGAAGTCCAGTACGTTCAAGAACGTCTCCATCGGAGTTTCGTGTCTCGTCACTTCCGTCGCTTGCGTCGCTGCCATTGCCGGCAGCCTCAAGATGATGCAGGACCTGACCAACGACCTCTCCGACACGGAGGAAGTTCCCGACAACGTCGCCAAAATCGATTCCGAATTCCGTCAGTAGTCACAGGCTCTGGGCCCTTGTAGAAATACAGGGGCTCAGGGTCTTGTCTTAAGGAGAGACATGCCCGAGAACATGGTATCGCCGCCCGAAGAGGAACCGCGTCCCGACATCGCCAAGCTGGAGGCGCTCCGGGCCGAGAAGGCGGAAGAGGAAGCCGAGATCCGCGAGCGTCTCGAGGTTGTCGAGGAGCGGATGGAAGGCCCAAAAGAGGATCTGCCGGAAGAGGCGCCGATCGGCGAACTGCAGCCCACGGAGCCGGTGCTGGAGCCCTCTCCGCAGAAGGTCTCGATCGGTCGCGTCGTCGTCTACAGGTCGCGAACGGGCAACTACAGCGTCCCGGCGATTGTGAACTGCACCCTGGACAGCATCTACCAGCCGGGAGTGGAGGCGGGGTTTGTACCTGCCCTGACCAAGGCGGACAACGTACACCTGACCGTGTTCAGTCCGGGGAGGCCTGGGATGAGAGTGACCCAGGAAGAAACCCCGGGAGCCGAAGCGTTCGTCGTCCAACCGACCCACGGTATGCCGATCTCTGAGAACGTGGCCGGCTGCTACCAGGAGTGGGACATCCCCTACGACGAAGCCGGCTCTCCGGGCACCTGGATGTGGCCTCCACGCGTATGACATATCCCCCTAGGTACGACGTGAAAGTGAGGTTCGGATGTCTGGGGTGTCTAATCAGCCTGTTGCTGATGGTGGCTGCAGTCTGGGCGATATCGTGGCTGATAGTGAACTGGCCAAGCGAGGACCGCACGAGTGGCCCACCGACGGTGAACACCTCTGGGGTTCTTGGCAGGCCTTCAGCCGATCCAAGTACTACCGCACGTGCGTTCATCCCAAGTGCTCGGCCGTAGAGTACAAGAATCCGCCAAAGGAGTACACGTGAGCTGGGAATTCTGGATCGTAGTCGTGGCCATCGCCTTCCTGGTGGCCCTGGCAGTCAAGAGGTGGTTCTGATAGACGCCAAGTTCAACGTCGAGGGGGACCATATTCCTCGCATCGAAGTGGGTCGACAGCTCGTGTGGGAATGGGCTGCGGAGGCCTTGGGTGTGGGCAAGGAACACCCCACGTTCAGCGTCGAGGAGGTGTACTGCGTTTGGTTCTGCAAGACCCTGCAGCACTGGAAGGCGCTGTACTCCACCACGATTCCGGACAAGCGGTACTACGAGGTGACCTACAACGGCGATCGAGACGAGGTCTACATCGACACCTACAGCAAGACTCACAACATAAACGTCAACGAGGTGTATCGATGAAGTGGTACAAGTCCAGGCCGGTGCAAATCCAGGCTCAACACTGGAACGGCAGTACCCCCAACGCCGAGTACATCGTCAGTTGGATACTCGAAGAAGGCGGGACTGCTCGCTTCAAGTGCGGAGGTCAGTGCTGCGAAAACGAGCTGGCCATCTACATCGACACGCTCGAGGGTCGCATGAAGGCCTCGCCTCAGGACTACGTCATCCGGGGGACCAAGGGCGAGTTCTATCCGTGCAAACCCGATGTCTTCTACGAGAAGTACGAAGAGGTAAAGGTTCATGGCTAAGGTCTTGCGATGGGAAGTTCCCATCAACGGCAAAGACGTCGTCATCAAGGACATGATGGGGCGCCATACCGGCATCGTCAACCTGGTG